AAATCCAGAATACCTTAAATACATTCAAGTAGGATTCCCTATTGAAGTAATTATTGATCGAGTTGGTACAACCCACACAAATTCAGTATATAACATCCAAGCTTCTTATTCTAAGAATATTATCGCTAAGAAACGAGATGAGTTACTTGATGCAATTGGAAAACCAATGGCTTACCTTGGAACTGTTACTGAATTAATCCATGGAGGTTACTTTGTAAATATTGCAGGAGTTCAATGTTTCATGCCAGGTTCGCTTGGTGGAATGAACAAATTGATCGACTTTGATGCTCTTATAGGCAAATCACTTTATGTTACCGCTATAAATTACTCAAAAGAGAAAGATTATATCGTTGTATCTCATAGAGAATATCTTAAAGCTTTAGTACCACAAACTATAGCAGAATTACAAATGGGTATCTTATACAAAGGATTTGTAACTGGATGTTCACGTCACGGTATATTTGCTGAATTCAATGGTTGTTTAACTGGACTTATTGGTAGAAATGATATTCTTCCTGAAAATGTTGATAATTTTGATGCACAAAAAATCAAACCAGGTGATGAGATTGAATTCTATATCAAAGAAGTTATTGACAACGATAAAATTGTACTTTCTCAGAAAGTTATCGAAGTTCAACCATCTGCATGGGATGATATCGAAGATAGATATAAAGTTCCATCAACAGTTACAGGCAGAGTAAAAAAGATCGTTAGATATGGTGCTTTCGTAGAGATTGAACCTAAAATAGTTGGTCTACTTCACAAAACTTATTTAAGTGAAGACATAGAATTAGAAGTAGGTCAAGAAATTGACGTTAAAATAACTAGAATCGATAAAGAATCTAAAAAAGTTGATTTTGCTATGTAGCCTTCTGGAATATATAATAAAAGAAAGCTATAGATGAATTTTAACTCTTACAATTTAACTGCTTTATTTGAAAAATCTTTAATTCGCATAACTGCTGATTTTGAATCTACCAAGGAGCCTAAATCAGCAGTTTCCGAATTGTCTAAATTACTTAAGACAAAGATTTCTCCAAATGAAGCTTCTTCGTATAATTTCCAATTGAATAGGACTGAAGATGGTGTATATCATTTTTCTACTAGCTTCATGTTGTGTAGAGACGCTAGATTAATTACTATCGACTTATTAAAATGGATTGAGCGAAATGGCTCTACCGGAAGAAATGACAATTTCTTCGTAGATCTGAAATTTTTAGATGAAGAGAAAGGACCTTTTAAAGGAACTCTATTTTCAACTGCTACAAAAATAGACAATATTGACAAACTTAAATTTATTTTAGAGTTTGATGAAGACAAAGTCTATAAAGCCTTTCCTTCAAGAAAGGACTCATTTAATTCGCAATCAATAATAAGATTCGAACCTACACAAAAGTTTATACCCAAAGAGGCAGAATCCGTAGATCCAAGAGTTTATGATATTCCATCTACTCAAAATTGTGGTATCAACTTCGAAACACTTAATCAAGGATTCTTGAGAATGCAATATATTGGTGGTTTAGGGTACCAATCAAAAGTTGGCTTAGTTCTAGATACAATAAATCAATTTATCGTTACTTCATGGGATTGTGTGTTGAACAAATCATTTACAAAAGAAAATCTTAAAGCTTTTGAAAAGGCTATTGCAGTAAAAGAAAAGATTAGACAATCATATTTAGATTACGCATTATTTAAGAAAAATTTCCCAAAAGTTAAATTTACTGCAGATTTGATTTCTGACCAAAAGGTATTAGAATCATATTACAATATTCTTCGAGATAGATTTTATACAATATTTACTAATTGTGAATTTTCTAATTCTGAATTTGAAATTAATTACGATTCAACATTATCGGTTATACAAATCCGAGATGCTAAAATTAAATGCAAAGAAATAGAAGGTTTAGAATTTATCAGTTGCGAAATCAAAAATGGAATTTTTCATAGATCAGATTTCTACGATTGCAAAATAGACGATGCAACACTTGTACAATCTAACATTTACTTAGATTCAATTGTTACAAAATGTAATTTGATGAATTCATTTTCGAATCGAACTACTGAGTTGATTGATTGTGAGTTCAATGGAATGAATGGAGTACTAAATGGTAAAATGACCAGAGGTATATTCAAGAAAGGAAAAATAGGCCTATTTGCTGATGTATCAAAAGACACAACGGTAATACAATACCAGTCGCTAAAATCAGGTTACGTTGTTGCTGGTGACCAAATCATTATACCTACAAAAAAATTTGACCAACTGTGACGAATGACGAATTCATAGCAAACGTACAACAGGAACTTTCTGTTGCTTGCGCATTACCTTTTACTGTTCCTATTCCTGAAATAAACCGAATCATTAAATATTCGGCTGATTGGTTCTATAAGAAATATGAAGATGCAGTAGAAGAGAGATATTATTTTATTACGACAGCGTTGTTTAAACAAACTCAATTCAAAACTGATCGAACTGTTACTATGCCTGACTGTGTATTTTCTGTTTGGCAATTAAAAAAGCTAAAAGAAGATTTCGGTAGAGCAATGTCATTTGATGGTACTGCCGATTTTGGTATTGAGAGATTGTTTCTTTCGGATTCTGTATCATTAGGACAAGGTACGGAAAACTTAATGTACTATACATTAAATATGTATTGGATGGATGTTGCATCTCATATTATTAATCACACGATTAGTTTCAACTACAACCGAAATTCTCATAGATTATTTATTGGTGGAGCAACTCCAGAAAGAGATTGTGTTGCCATGTGTTATGCAAAAATACCATTAGAGCATTTGATGAATGATGAGATATTCTATAGATATGTAGTGGCTAAATGTAAAGTTCAACTTTCTCGTATTCTTGGTACTTTTGATTTTAATCTACCTGGTGGAATAAAAATTAACTACGACCTAATAAGAGACGAAGGTAAAGAGGAAATAGAAAAAATAGAAACTGAAGTAAAAGAAGAAGAAGGAATGGATTTTTTCTTTACTTCTGGAGGTTCGTAATAAATAAACTACTAATATGGCAATAGATTTATATTTCAAAATGGACACATATCCATATTACGATGCTGACGAAATAGAGATTAATGATAGAGTTGAATTACTTCTACAAGAACTAGAAATGATTTTAACTACTCCTAAAGGGAGTGTATTAGGCGATCCTGATTTTGGAGTTTCTCTTGATTCATACATATGGACGACGTCAAAAGGATCTTCACACATAAAACAAGATGTAGATTATCAAATTAATACGTACATATCTAACGACACATTAAAAGACATAGATTTAGATATGGATGTTAATTTCGTTAAAGGCGAGATTTGGGACACTATATATCTTGATATATTAATAGACGGTACAAAGGTTGCTGGTTACGCGGTTGAACCATAAATAAAAATATAAAATGAAATTTTTAAATCCAAATAAATTATCATTCGAGGAAATACAAGTTTCTATTAGAAACTGGTTAATCGAAACATATAGCCAAGCTGAAGCAGTTTTTTCTAAGTCTTCGCCATTTGGACAAATACTTGCAGTAATACAAGAATTTGGACAATTGATATTTTACTATATTGAAGATGCGATAGTTGAATCAAACATATATACGGCAACAAAACAAAGATCGATATATGGAATGGCTAGATTGACTGGACATAATCCTACTAGATCCATTTCGGCTCAAGGAACAATTAACATAAAAATAAAACCTGGAGCAGATGCACCAATCAATGCTAGTTATATCTTAATATTAGATAAAACTAAAATTACGTGCATAAACAATAATAAGAAATATTTTGTACAACTAGGAAACATTAATGGAAATTTAAGAATTCCTCTAAATTCCACAGAAATAACACCGTTAAAAGTTATTCAAGGGGAATTAGAAAGCCAAACATTAACTGGTACTGGATTAGCTTTACAATCATTTACAGTTCTTTCTAAAAACACAATTGAAAATGATTTAATTTATATTACGGTAAACGGTGAAACTTATGACATCATAGATTCGTTATATGACATGAACAAAGGAGATAAAAAATGCATAGTTAAAACTGGTATCTCTGGAGGAATAGACATTTATTTTGGTAATGAAGATTTTGGAACTATACCACCTTTAGGATCTACGATAAATGTACAATATGTTAAGACTGATGGATTTTCTGGTAATGTGTATTCTAAATCATCTTCTATACAATTCAAATTCGAAGATATGGGATATACTAACACTGGAGAAGAAGTAGATTTGAATAAAGTATTAAATGTATCTATTGAAAAACCTTTAATATTAGGTTCTGATTCCGAAAATCCTGAATTGACGAAATTAATAGCACCTAAAATGAGTAGGTCTTTTATATTAGCTAATTCTGACAATTATATTAATTATCTTTCTCGATTTAATTATGCTTATGTCGATGCATACAATACATTCGATGATGATTATATTGCCGACGATAATGTAGTGTACTTATTTTTGATTCCGGATATTGCTAAAAGACTAACAACTAATTCTGATTATTTTACTACAAAACTTCAAAATTTTTACTTAGATTCGGATGAAAAGCAAGCTCTTATTGATTTTATTGATATGAGCGGTAGACAGGTTATGGGTACAGAATTACAGATAGTAGATCCTATTATTACAAAATACGTAGCAAATATTTATTTACGAATATATGATTCAGTAGATCAGAATACTTTAAAAGGAGACATTCTTTCAAAATTAACAGATTATTTACTTAAGGTAAAACGAAGAGATAAAATACCTAAGTCAGATATAATTGCTTTGATAGAAAACGTTAAAGGAGTAGATTCGGTTAATATGTCTTTCGTATCTGAAGCTAATGAAAGAGCAATAATCGACGGATATTATGTACAGAAAGTTACCTCAATTGACAAAGTAAGAGGAATCACCATAGTAACCGATAATCAAATAATGTTAAAAACGGATGAAGATCCAAATTTAGGATTAGACGATTTTGGAGATATTAAAATAGGATTAAACGAACAACCTATAATTAGAGGTGGCTGGTATGATCGATTTGGAAATTATTATGATGATGGTATATCTCATAATCAATATTCATCCGTTAATCTAGTGGTCAAAGAAGTTATCAGAGAATCATTATCGATCAGAATGATGAATAACACGAAAACAAATTTAAAGTAATGTACAAAGATTCGATATATAATAAAATAATTCAAGACTCGGAAAAAAGAGTAGATAATGGATATGATTACTCAAAAAATGGGTTGATAAATAAATTCGTTTCCCCTTCATTATACGGAAATCCAAGAATTGCTAATTTCCTAAACCGAATTGATTTATTACTAATAGAACTAACAGATTCAGTGAAAAAGGTTCAATTCTTTTTTAATTACACAATCGACAAAAACGATAGAAGATATAACATATAATGTATCAAAACTTAAAATTTTTTAATAAAAAAGGAGAATATTGCAATTTTGATTACGATCAAATTAACGATAAATGGACTGGTCGAATAGATCTGCACACAATATCGGAAGGGTTGATAGAAAATGAACAACTGTACATATTAGAGGAAGTTGTTGATTCGGCTACCGGATATCCTCAACTAGTTTATCCACATACTAATTATGTTGCAAATCCTCAATCAGTTAGGGACGAAGGTATTAATGCAGGATTCAATCCTAAATTACCAGTACCAGAAATTTTCTTATACGAAGTAACGGATACTGAATTTGTTCATTTTGAACAGAAGAATTTAGGAAAATTAGATTACGATCCAAGTCAAATAAATTTACCTACCGGTGTTAAATCTAGTTCAGTCATAAATTCGAAAGCTTTACAAATTAACATTGCTTTTCAACCAAGTCATGAAAATAAATTTAGTTCAATTTTATATTTATGGGATGAAACCGGATTAATATTTGCAGAAATAGAAATATATGGAGAAGGAGAGGAAGAAGATGAAAGATTAAAATCTTTATTAATGTCATTAGGTAACGATATACTCCCTTCAGATTCTATTATATTTGATGCTTCCGATGTAAACGAAGAAGGAACTGATTGGCAATTAATAAATAGAAAACGAAAAGAACTTCTACTTGAGTATCATAACATATTTCCTTATATGGGTTCATATAAGGCCATTATCAATATCCTTAAATTTTATGGATATCAGAATGTTAGGCTTAAAGAATATTGGAAAAACGTAGATGCAACTGCACCAAATTTTGGAAAATATCGTCAGACTGATATTACCGATATTTTTTCTACTACACCAGATCCTCAAATATCTCGTTTGCTGCCAAGTAAAATATATCGTAAAACTGGTAAGTTTGGTTTATTTTATGACATAACAGTAGAATCTGGTGAATATGATGATGATGGTCTTCCTATAGCAGTAGAAGTATATGAATTTACTCCCGAAGAAGTTCTTACTAAAATATTCGCTCTAAAAAAGAAATTAGTTCAATATTTCTTACCAATAAATACTCATATTGTAGATATAACTGGAGAAGCAATATACTTTGCTCAATATAAAATTAACAACGTTATATCTAGAAATCGAATCGATTCAATATCGATGGGAATTCATCCAAAATACGAAATATATCCTAGCGAAAGAGGTTATATTCAAGACTTACGTGCACTTGAATTTTTAGGAGCACCAATAGGGCCTGATGTTTCGGCTGAAGGATATTCAAATTATTTAGTATGGAGATTTTACGTAGATTCAAATATAATAACTGTTGGTAATGAAAAAATATCGACTCAAATAAAGTATACAGATCCTACGATACCATATACTTACAACGGAGGTTATGATGTGTATTTTAATGACGTTAGACGAAGCACAAACAATTATTCTATAACAGAGATTTGTGCTAGATTAGCAGAATCCATAAATAATCCTACATACAATCCATTAAATACTCAATCTGATTTAGATTATATAAAGGCTAATGTTTATGCATATCCAGAATTAGATAATCCGGGTTGGGTTCGTATAGTTTCTAGAGGACCTGTTCCTGGAGCAAGTTCAATTACCACACCTACTATAATTTTTGATTGTTCAGTTTTAACTGGAACTCCTCTAACGTATCCAAACAGTCAATACACTACTGCGATAATATCGAGTGCAACTGGTACTTATGGAGCTACTGGTTCGCCTATATCATTATACACTGCAGCATATGTAGGATATTTTAATGATATGAATTTACCAGTTAGTAGTCTTTCTGATGCACCAAATATTTCTATCGGATATCCAATCATATTAAAAAATAAAACTTTCGATATTACTTGGGAAAATGCAATTGCTAATTTTAATCAAGTTGATTCGATAGGTTCTACCTTTTCTACTTTGTATTCTCAATTCAATAACTCGTTTGATATTATTGGTTGGACTGGTTCGACCGGTATAGTAACTCCTATAACTATCGGAGTAACTGGATTTCCTAATGGATTTCCTCATCAATTAACATATTCATGGGAGAACATTGGTTATATGGGCTATCATGAAATGCAATGGATAATATCAAAAGCTGAAGACGAAACTCCTGCATACTTATTTGATACCGGACAAAAGACGGTATATGAATTAAATGAATTTGGTATAAATTTACCATATGTTGGTAAATATGATGTAGAACTTAGATTATGGGACATGTTCAATAATCAAGCCTATACCACTAATAAACAACAGATAGAAGTAGAAGCAAGTGAAGCGGATTTTATTGGTTGGTACACAAAAAGAGAATTAGAATATACATTAGATGACGTTAGAAGAGAAGTTCAAAGCGATGAAACTTACAATCGTGTAGGTTCTTCTAGTCAATGGCTTACTCCTGCTCCTAATCAATATATTACATGGGACGAATATGCATCTACATGGGATTTGCCATTTCAACCTAACGAAGCCATAGAAATGGCTGAGATTACTGGAAATTCATTAGATTCAATAGAATTCTATCAAACGATGACTAATCCTATAGATAATCCTCTAGTCGATCGATATCCTTATAGATTTAACTTGATTGGAAATATACCTACGTGGAATGATGCATATCATTTATGGTGGGACAATACAGGAACTAGAATAACAGAATGGAAGATAACAGGTACAACCGGAATAGGTTCAACCAGTGGTACGATATGGCTGACTCGAGCTAACTCGATGTTAAACTTAAGTAAAAATAAATATTACGAAATAGGTCCTACTGGATGGACTGGTCCTACTAGTACATTGATACCTTCTGGAACTACTGGAGATATTGCTTATATTGAATCCTTAAAGAAAACTTTCACTCATGATGGAACTCTTTGGAATTATGTAATTGATGAATTGGAAGTTGTAAATGTAGATTTTATTTCGGGTGGAACTGAAAAGGACAACGTATTAGCAACTGCTAAAGCTTTAAATGAATATTCTCCTACTAGTAAAATATTCAAAGACTTTATATATTACTATAACGAAGAATATGATGCAAGTAATGCTTTAATTTCGTATGTTAAAGCGGTTTCAGTTGGATTTGATAAATACGGTAGACATCGAATGGATTACGATAACTTTTCTGGTGAAACTAATTCTTATGATACTACATATTTTGGATATTTAGGAGACATTCCTACTCACTTTGAAATTTATCAAATTCCTTCAGGATCTACTGGTGCAACTTTTACCGTACAATATAATGAAGGTACTACTGCTTCTTACGAATATATAATAGGTTCAACTTCATTAAAAGACTTAGTTAAGGAATTAAATGGGGTAACGGCTCAAGCTTTACCTGTAATCGGCGATTTTGTTTATAATATGGTTTATGGTTCTCCTGGTTGGATTGGTGGTGGAGGTCCTAGCTCTTTTACTGAAGTTAAGTTACAAGGAGTTGCTAAAAGATTTACTGAACCACAATCGATTACTACGACATTTGGTACTGGAGTAAATGGTACTTGGATGGGTCGATCACTTATTAAAAATCCATCATGGAATGATATTAGAATTTTAAAATATCAACAGGAATTACCAATATTAACCTCAGTTAACTTTACATATGATTCATCTAAGATGGTAGGTAAAACTAAATTCACTTGGCTGCTACAAAAAGACGACGATACTTCGTTTGAGGATATATATTACAATAATCCATATTTCTCATATATGTTTACTTTAAGAGGAAGCTATTCTTTATCGTTAACTATTGAAGATTCTAATGGTAATAAGAAAACAATTAAAAAACAAGAAATAATAAAAATCGTCTAAAAAATGGCAATACAATTAACAACAATCAACGGTACTGATTCAATCGCAGCTACCAGAATTACAATCAATGATAACTTTGCTACTCTAAGTGATTCGTTGAATTCCGTATTACAAATGGTTAATATATCTACTGGAGCGTTTGATAATACAACATTCGGATCTAATCCACAAATCAAAACAGGGTCAATAATTGCCGGTAATGGAATTACTGTAACCAGTGGTGATATTGTTTTATATGGAGGTAACGTAAAAGTAGGAACTAATGCATATTTAGAATTTGGACCAAGTTCTGGGTGTACAATAAAAAGAAGCTTAAAACAATTAGGTGGCGGTGCTACTACATATTTTATGGATTTTTCTTCTGCAATAGGACCGACTGCAGGTGGTAACATCACTGGAATAATTTTACCTAGACAAACTACTACATTCATTAAAACCATACAAAATCCTGAATTAGGTTCTCTAGCTTATGACACAACTCAAAATTGTTTAGCTTATTGTGTTGGAACTACTACCACTCCTGGAGCAACTGGTACTTGGAAAAAGATTTCTGCGACTGGAGCAACTGCTCTTTAATAAAACAAAACTTTTAAATGGCAACACCATTAATTAATCCTCTTAGAATATCTGGAGGGACATTCTATACATTTTCATCTGCAGTAGCTGACATACAAAAGACTTTTACTGATGACGATGCAAGATTCGTTTTCTCTAAATTTGCTCTTCTTAATATTCCAGATGTAGCTACTCCAACTTCTAACCACGAAAATTACGTGGTATGGGAAGGGTTAGGTGGTGAATTAACTGGAGGAACTTCATCAGTACCTTCATTGTCAGGAGACAATAACATAAATATAGCTCAATCTTTTCAAAACTATGTTCTTAATTTTGAAGAGGAAATTCTTCAAGGAACTAACACCACGGTACAAGCTTACGACCCTTCACAAACTCATACAGTATCAGAAAGAATATTTTGGAGATGGATGGCTCAATTAAACACAATTCGTTTTAGAGACGCATCAGTTGCAGAATCTACTACTAATTTTAGATATGTCGAAGAAGATCCAACTCAATACTATAATAAAGTAGTTAGATATATCGGAGATATTGATGTTGTTAATAATGTTTCTAGAGGAGGTAATGCTTATTCTGAAATTTATATCAATATTCCAACTAATCACGGTGGTACACCTTTAGTTATGTGGAAGACCTATGAGGATCCTAATTATGGACCTAATAGAACTTGGAATAATGGCAATACTTTTATTTCAGGTAGAACTATATCATCAGTACATCCTAGTGGATTAGATTTAAGAGCATATTATGATGACGATCAAAGTTTATCATATAACACTTATTCTGCATTTGGAGTAACCGGAAACTGGTCTGGATTTGTTGCTTTACCTGGTGGCGGATCATCTAAACCTGTTTTACTTTCTCATATGGATGGTATTATTTTAGATTTTGATGCTAATAGCTATTCTCCTATTGTAAATGATGGTACTATATCAACAATCGACGAATTTAATGCTACGACTGCTGCTCCTGATTTTTCTTTTAATGCAGCTTTAGTTTATTATGATTCGTATTCTGCTTCTAATTCAGGACAAAAAGCTACTAACTTATATGGAATTTTAATTTTAGACGATTATATTAATTCCGCAGTTGGTAATAGCTATATCAAAAGATTTGATAAATACAAGCCTAATAATATTACTAAACTTAATGGTAATAGTTACAGTTTAAAAATAGACATTAAGTTTGATTCAACAGTTATAAACGCTGGAGTAGAAACACTTATTAATGATTACAATACATTTTCGATGGATTTATTCATTGATGCATCTACTCGTTTACAAGAAGCTGCTGCAATGTTTATCGATTCGGAATTAGAAATTATTACAATCAAAAATAGATTGAAAAATTTAGAAAATTTCTATTTTACTCAAGAAGAACTTACTACTTTATCTCAGAGATTATCTGATTTAGAAAAAAGTCTTAATAATGCTAAACTTTCATTTTCTTCTAGTACAACTTTATTAGATTTGATTAATGTAAATGCCGATAACATTGAAAATTTACTTTCTGGTAAATTATCAGTTAATTTAACATACAATACTAACGTTCTCAAACAAGGTTCAGGTGTATTTTTAGATAGATCAGTCCCTAATCAAGTAACTATAAGTAACAAATTACAAGGAGTTAATGCGTTTTCTCAATGTAGAAACACGATAAATACTATAAACACATTAGGTACATTACGTACTGATTATGCAAATGGAATAGATCCAACTGACACATATCTAAACAATGTATTAGTTCTAGGCGAATTTTCAAATTATTATCGTCATCGAAGCACATCTCATCCGAATGTAGTAAATGGAATAGAAGTTTTTCAAGACAATGTAATAATTAACATACAAGATTCTCCTATAACATGGAAAAACGGTCAGACTTTTAAAATAGTTTTTGCCGATCCGATTGATTTTTCAGGTAAAACCATATACATTAGAACTGATTCTCGAAATCGAATGGGATTTGGAAATTATGGAACGATAATAGGTACAATGGATGCATCCATGCAAATAACAAACAAACCAATAATAGAAATTACGTGTACTGATGAAAATCGATACACCTTTAATATAGACATAATAAGATAAAAATGGATACGAAATACTCATTAACAACACTTCTAAACAATCTTTTAAAGTTACAAAACAACGGATATCAAATTATTACGAAGCTATCCGATGTGGTTTCTTCTAATGCTGATACCGTTGAAGTAGATGTAATGGATAGTACAGGAACTATACAAAAAGTATACATCCCTTCATATGGAGCTCTTAAGAATCAAATGATTCAAATGGAGCAAAACATTAAGAGTTTAAGTGCAGTAGGTGATACATCTACTTCAGTTCAATTATCAGACGGTTCATTTAGAAAAATCTTAGTTTCTTCGTTATTAAAAGAAGCTGAAGATATACAAACGATGCCTGTACCTACTAATTTCAATAAAAAGGAAAATTGGTTTTTTGAATCATTCTTAAATCCTCTGTTATATGTTTCTTTTAATCTTACTGGACAAGTAAAATATGAGACCGAGAAAATAGAAGTTGCTAGATATATCCTAAATCTTGACAATCCTACTAAACTTAAATTGTTTAACACTAGATTCTCTGGCAAGTCAAATATCAAATTTGCAGATTTTTCTAAGATTTTAATCGACAATGGAATTACTTTCTTTTTAGATAAAGATGTAGTTGATATGCCACCTAGAACATTAAGATATTCCGGAAAATACACAGTCACAAACGTATTTGATGATACATTAACGAGTATCATCAATGGAGCAAGTGTACAGAATCGTGTACTTAGAGTACAATTAGATAAATTAACATACAATGATAATCAATCTAAATATCTAGGAACTCAATCTTTAAAAATAGGAGATTCTCTTGTAATTAATTCTGGAAGACAAAACACAAGATACGAAATTATACAAGTTGATGCTTCTAAGAGAACTGTTGCTGTTAAATTAATCGAAGGATTCGATCACATAACTATTGGTAAAGACGTTCTTTCTTTCTATGGAGAAGATAAAGCCGAAGTATTTGCAAACGTATCTATAGGTTTCAATGAGTATTGTGTAATTTTTGTTAAACCTATCGATCCTGATTCAAGAATACAATCAGTTAACTGGTCTCCTGGTGTTGGGTTATATACAAACAGCCTTAAAATCGTAGATCCTATTACTGGCAATTCTATACCGTTGTCTACTTATTATCAAAATGAGGTTGTAGATTTTGGAGCATATTTATATTCAACAGTTAAAGATAAAACTCCACCATCAACATTCGCAGTTAAACCTACACCACCAGTAGTATCTACCGGTAATTTTCAGGTACTTCCAATAAATGAACATATTACTTCTACTGGTAATGTTGTAAAAATTAAAACTTTACAATCAGATAAATTGAGGATTCAATCTCAATTAACTGCATTAGATAAATCCATAACCGAAGCAAAAACTAAAGTACAAACTACTAGATATTCATCTCAGAAATTACAAGATACAGATAATAGTAAACTATCTAAATTAGTTGACGATAGAGGTACTCAATCTTCTTTGCATGCATCTATTATTGAAGACATAACAAAGCTATCTACGACGAGTTCGATTGATACTACTCCTAAATACAGAGTTAGAGGATTCTTTCCAATGCCGGTTGCAAAAAAATCAGACAGAACAGCTCCTCAAGAAGTTATTCAATTCATCACTCAATATCGATATGTTAAAAAAGATGGATCGGCTAATCAACCTCAGCAAATCCAATTTGTTGATAATAATGGAGGAGTTAGAAGAGGAACATTTTCAACTTGGTCAGAATACAAATCACCAGTAAGAAAGAGAGAAATTAACAGTAAGTCTAAAAAGGCTTATTGGGCAGTCGAAGATGTAGAAAGTGCTGATACAATAAATATCAATCAAATAGATTTCCCTATACAATCAGGTGAAAGTATAGAATTTAGAGTAAAATCTATATCTGAAGCTGGTTGGCCAGTTACAAATATTGAATCAGATTGGTCAGAAATAGTTAGAATCGATTTTCCTGCAGAATTTGAATCAATACCAAAAACTAAAGACATTATTGAACAAGCTAAAATGGATCAGATAAAAGTTCAAGTTAAATCTGATTTAACTAATATGAACTTAGATAAAGTTTCTGCGCAAACATTAGTACAAAATGGAAAATTCTTTACTACTGATTCTACTCACGTTGCATCAGGATTTTTAACTCCTGAAAATAACATCATAACTCTATTTGATAAATTAAACTCGATGGATTTAGAAATTCAAAATCTTAGAGGACTTATTGCAAATGCAAAAGGAGCTATTTCGGTTGTTATTGTTGATGATGCCGGACAAGAATACTCAGTATCAAAAAATTCAACAATTAGATTATTTGCAGGTAACTATAGAGACCAAGTTGCTTCTTTACCAATTAAAAAAGGAGTTATCATATCTAAAAATTACTTCATTAAAATATCTAATGAAGCCGCATCAGTACTTGAATTATATTCAAGAATGTATGGGTCAAGATTTTCGATTGTAAATTCAAGTAATACACTAGAACCTACTAATCTTACTTATAGTAACAATGACATTGACTACAATAAATTAAGAAGATATGATTATGTTCCATTAGGATTATCAAATCCAGATATCAATGATATTGCAACTTATGGATTTATAACAAATACACCATATCAATCTACTCAAGTAATGGGTCAATTCATTAACTCAAGATATACTTCAGTTGATGGAACTCGAGCATTATATAGTTCTATTGATGGATCTACTTCAGTATATCAAATATTGGATTTATCAGGTGCACTGGTTAATTCATGGACACAGGTTGAATGGACAACAGATTTACCTACTTTAACAGGATTAACTGCTGGTAATCTTACTACTGATTTTATATGGGCAGGCGGAACAAACTCTGCATCAGTTGTACCTTATTCTAATCCAATAGTACAATCTGCATTGATTAATAATATACAAGTTCACGTAAATCATCCAGACATAAAAACCTGGATAACCGCTGGCGCTACTTATGGTATAAATCCTACTGATGGAGTTAATAATTATATTGCAAAAAGATTTGCACGTATGTCCGTACTAGGAAATATAATTAAAGGTAGTACCGGTTCAAACACTCAAACGGCTTATTATAAAGATCCTACTATAGTAGATAGCTCTAAAATTGGTTTTGATGCACACGATCAATTCTTATTAGGACCTAAATCAGTTGGTGCATATCTATTCGTTAATCCTAATTCCCATGTCGATTTGAGAGTTAATGGGTCTGATGCTATCTCTTATAAAGACATTAAATTTGGAAACACTAATGCAATATCGATACCTGTAACATTCCAATATAGAATGACTGATTATTTTGGTGTTGGTGATTTAGGTTTAGGAAATGTAAAAGGAGATCCAACTTCTAATAGTGGAACTAATTTAGAATATACAAAAACTATTGGGATTGATTTATACCCTAACCCATTAGATAAAGAAAGATTTTCTTTTGATATTGAAGTTACCGCTAGATATTACTCTAAATCCGTAATTACTAAAGATATACCTTCAAGAACTTTTGAAACTGCTTTAGATGACCTTACAAAAACTATCAAGGTGGTAACACCAACAACTTCAAGAGACCAGACTATTAGAAGCGGTTCATCTACTTCTAAATAATAATACAAATATCCTACGAAGGATGAGTATTACGAGAATGGATTGAATAAATAACTTAATATGTCAGAAATACTTAAAAGAACCTCGTTTGGATTAATTAGAACAAATCCTAAATTAACTACAAATATAAAAATCATTGCAGACTCTAAAAACCAAGTGTTTTTAGAGTCTATTGATGCAGATCCATTATTGTCAAAATCTATATATAAAGGTTTTGAAGTAACTGGTGGATCTTATTCGCAAGATATTAAAAGATTCTACGATCAAGGATCTTCACCATTACCTAAATCGGTAGCTTATACGGTATATGAAAAGGATGTATCGTTAAACATGAAAGATCGATACAAAGACCAATACGATTTTACTTATTGTATGGGTATGCAACCTAAAGTTTCTCGATTGTATAGTGAAGAATTTTCTATATTCTCGCCTTTATGGATTGAGAAGGATAATGTACCAGATTATTTTGTAATTTTTAAATTAGATGGTCCAGTTACTATTGATTACAACTCAATATTACAAACTCAGACTTCTATTAATCTTGATAATTCAAAATACTTAGATGACTTAGTTAAAAATCCTACATATTTCTTTGATAATTACATCAAAAAGTCTAAAATTATCAAAACTTTTGATTTAACCAATAAAACTAATATCGGTAAATATATTAGAAGCCACGTAGAAGATCCATTATTTCCGGAATCTTCTATCTATGCATCGATAGAAAAACATGATATGTCTTATTGGCAGGGAATTTCATATGATTATGGAGGATTTTGTAAAATTGCACAAGATATTTATGTTGATTATGTTTTAGTTGATAAAACCGTAACTGAGAGTGATGATTTTTTAACTTTTGGATTCCAGAATCACGGTGTTGTGCATCCTAATATTTTAAATTTAGAATTTTTATTTGATGATGTAAAACAAGAAGATTTTAGATTCAGTCGATATTTTGGTATGTATGTTTCCGAAGCAGAATTAGGTAGATTTGAAATTGACGGTAGTCGATTGTTCAAAGATCGAAATTTTGAAATTACTCAATTACCGACTCCGTTCTACGACAATATTGGATATTCTGATAATACAGAAACTCAAATACAAACCAACATTAACGGAATTAAGATATATCCTAAATTGAATGCTGGTGGAACTGGTATATATGAAGGTAGGTTAATCAAATGGGAAGAAACTCAAAATCCTAGATTTCCTTATGTTAAAGATATGCAAAATAATTTCTATTCGATAAATTCTTCAACTGGATGGACGTCGACATATTGGTCTACTGGTAGTACTTCATATACCGACAACAAATTCTTGCGAATAAAAGATACATCAATCGATTGGAAAACTTTTGCCGGTTTTGGAGACCCACAAAAATACATAAAAGCAACACCTACTCAATTTAAAGGTAGACCAAATTTTTCTTTTAGGGTAATTGATGAAATTAGTATTGGAGACCAAATTAGAATTAGCAAAGTTGATTGGACTAATCCATCAGACATAGACAAAATTGATTATTTTACTATAATTGCTGATAATTCATTAATTGCCGGACAGAATAATGAAAATCTTTTTAGTCTAAACGGTAACTCATATGAAATTGCTACGGCTATATCAAAAGCAATAAATCACATCAACACATATAATAGTGAACATATAACTTTCGAATCTATGGTTCGTAATGATACTATTATTGTATATAGTCGAGTAGCCTCAGAAAGTTGGAATCGTTCTAAATTTTCGTTTTTTAGTACTTCTACGAAGTTTCCTTTTTCTAAACCTAATATTTTTGTTAATTACGTAGAACAATTATATCAACCTTCTCCGGTATCAATACCTAATTTAATTTATGGTAAATACTATGAGTATCATTTTGTAAATGGATGCGACAACCCTAACGCAAGATTCATAATAGATGCTGATGATTTCAAAGAATTATATGATGACGCAGATCCAATATATACTAAAACTAATAAAGGCTTTGGTTTGATCGGAGATTACTCAATATACCTAGAAGAGCCAGTATATAATGAATTAGGAGAAATCTTAGATTTCCTTAACTGGGACAAATACATAAGCTATCATATACTAGAAACCGACGAAAATATTGAGTTTACTTCATCTAAACAAATACCAATATATCAATCATCTAAAAATAGTAATGGATATTTGTCAATATTTCCTATTAGAGATTTTGACTTTGATTTTTTAAGTACTGACTATGCAAAACTTGCAGATTCATCATATTCTTCATTATATAATTGGTATAAAGGAACTACTGGACCTAATGGAGCAATACCAGCATTTGGTTATACTGCATTTGGTATAGGTATTACTGGATCTACTTCTAGAGGATTTATCGATTCTATAGTTGGTCCAACTTCACCATTTAGCATATCGGATGGATTCAGTAACTTAAATGGTATATCTAATGACTTCTTAGATCAAAATACTGAAGTTATAAATGAATATGATAGACTTAAAGAAAATGTTCTTTCTGATATCGCTTTGTCTTCTAGAGTCGTTCCATTTATTAATAAATGGGTATATGATAACGAATCAGTAGATGTTAGAGAGAATGGCTATAGATTAAATTCAGATCAATCATTTGGGTATAGCAATTTCTCACCTTCATTTGATGAGATGAACAGAAATCCTAAATTTTATACTCATGAATGGTATTATTTACAAAAATACCCTCCATATATGAGTTTTGACGAGAAGAAAAATTCATTTTCATATTTCGATGAAGATTTGTATTTTCCTACATTGCCACCTATAGGCTCAAGTGGAAGTACTCAAATCTATCTAGGATTAACTGGTGCTACTGGAGCAACATCAAATCTTCTATCAATCAAAGAGGATTATTTTTTATCTTATTTTACTAGAGAAACTATAGATGGAATCGATATTCCTAGAGATTTCAAATATTCGATATTTGAATATGGCACTGACGGAAATTTCTCAGAAACTTTATTTAGAGGAGCTAAGGTAATTATAAAAGATAGATCTGAATACTCAAATATCAATTATAACATAGAGTCTTTAAAATGTTTACCGAATCCAATTTACAATGGATATAAATTTTCTGCAGTATTGACATATAGTAATTACGGTACTCTATTGACATTTATAAAAAATGATAAATATAAAGCACTCACATTAGTCATTCAATCAGATCTTATAGATCCGGTGTTGTTGAAATATATTCAAGGTTCAACTGCTCATAATTTTATTGATCGTTCTTCTTTATATACAATAAATCACAAACTTAAGTATATTCCACCTGCATTACCTATTCCACCTAATGGACCTACTGCCGGATATTTAGATTATAAAGATATAAATCTATCTGGTCAAATATATAAATGGAATACTATAGGTGCTTCTAGTCTTGATACAAGTTATAATTGGACAGTATATGGTAGAAACGATCCTTCTGGTTCGGCACCTAATTATGCTAACGAATTAAGCTTAAATGAAAATGGTGGATATAATGATGTTACTTTAGGTGTAGGAGCAACTACAATTACTTTTCATAATATTACTAGACCTACGGCAAACACTTTTAGATGTAAGGACATTAAATTAAATAATGTTGGTCTTATTTCTGGTCCATCAATACTTACACCAATAAGTCAAACTGCTCAACCTGATAATTTTAGAAATGATTTAGAACTTCTACCTATAGATCCAATTGGAGGATATTATGATTATGCTCTAATTAACGGTGTCCCTAAAGCATGGAATAATCCTTCAGTACCTAAATATTCGTATCCACCAATAATAACTGAAATACCTAGATATATTGGAGGAGGATATAACATATATGCCCCTATCATAGAATCCATATCATTTGCTTCTATATCAGATCAAATAAACAGTGGAAATCCTATCGTTAGATATATTAATGTAGATGAAAATGGAGTAGTTTCAGAAAATCAATATTTAGTAGAAATAACTAGACCGGATTATCCAGTCAAATCTTCATATTTAAAATATGAGGTTATAAAGGAAAAACCAAGAGACTTAGTTAGTTCTTCTAGAATAATAGGATATGAACTTGCTAGCGAACCTAGACTTGAGTTACATCAATTATCTAGATATCGTGGTCCATATAATCCAAAATGGAAAGATGTAGTTAAGTTTATTGATACTGATGATATAAAAGGAATGACCGCATTAAATGGAAATTCGCTGACATATAACAATATACAATTAATGACCGATCAAGGTTTATTTAACGACAGCAATTTGTTTATCTTAAAGAATTTACATTTTAATAAAGTAAACACTGAAAGTCCTAATGTTATATTACGATCAACATTAACTAAAAATTCATCGATATATCCTCTTATAGACGAAACTGCAATTTATAATAAAGATATGTTCTTATTCAAAAGTAATTGGGACACTAATTTCTATAATAAATTTATAAAATCTAATATTCAATCAGGTGTAATTGGTACTAGAGAACCTAAAGAAATTAAATCATTCTTTGGATCTAAAGTTATTGCAATACCTAATAATATCAATCTAGAAACTTTTCCTTCTGGTGTAATAAAAAAATCAGCAATAGTACAACTATCTAAAATAACTAGAATTCCACAAAATATCGTCGAAGAGGAAATCTCGTTTGCAAAAAGCAAAACGTTAAACGTAAAAGTATTTACATCATTAGCTTTACAAGATCAGTTGATTAGAGATGGTTTTGGACAAGATTTTTATACATATATGAATTCTGCATATTCATATGGAAATCCAAATCAAGATGATGACATAAAGACTTACATCGCAGAGAATATCTTAGAGCGTTATGTCATTAAAGACATTATATTCTGGGAGAAATTTTGGAAGAAAGGTAGTCCTCTACCTAATATTGAATATAATTTAACAGATGCACAAAAAATTGCAAATGGATATATTAAATCTAAAAACTTCCAGACAGTGTTCAATTCACCGGAAGACTTAGATTTCCAGTTGATATATAATATACCAAAAGACAAGAACTATTCTATAGCATTTTCTATAGTGCTCGAGAAAAAATAAACATTCCTGAATGCCAATTACAATCAAAGAACTTATATCGTCTGACTCAATGTCAGGAGTGATAGAAAAGATAAATTTTAACTTCGATCAGCTAATACTAGCTGGTGGTGGACCTCCTGGAATACAAGGCCTTCAAGGAATTGATGGACCTATTGGTCCACAAGGTTTTCGAGGTGACCATTGGTTTGCCGGTCCATCTGCGTATGGACAAACTGCCGATCATGATGGCTTATCTGAATTAAGAGTACAAGACCATTTCATTGATTCAACTGGTGAAGTGTATCAGTATTATAGCATATCTGGTTCAACTGGTTGGACTGCATCTGGTATAAATCTTAGAGGTCCTGAAGGACCTCAAGGAGCTGCAGGTGGTTCATTGGAATGGAAAATTTATCTTGCAGCTACTGCAGGTAATGCTATTGACGGTAGTGCATATTCTCCAACAAATGTTCCTGCTACTGGACCAGATCCGTTATGGGCAGATTTCTTAATTCCTAATATGACATATAAAAACTCGATATTCATTGGAGATGGAGATTGGGCTTTTTATAATCTTAAGAATTTTGGTACTAATCTGTATGGAGCATTAGATACATCGACGATTCCTAAGTTTACGGTAATACAAAATAATATTAATCCATTTGGACAGAATGGAGTTTCTTTTGGTGGACCTTTGTTTGAAGATTCGGCTTTAGGATCTATCTATCCTTCATACGGTAATTCCGGAGTAACAGGCGGTGGTAAAACTTATAGTGCATATAATTTTGTTAATGCTGCATTTGCTACCGAAGAACAAGAAATAGGAAGTGGATATATTACTAAATTTAAAGTTCATTCATATAGATCTAATATCAAAATACAAGCTGGAGGTATAGGTGGTGCAGGTACTGGAGCACCTGCATATGGATCAGCTATGTTAGAAATGGTAGCCGATAATATTAAAATTCAAGATTATTTTCAGGTTAAAAACATTAACATAGTAAAGGATTACTATTCTTCAATATATGGAAATGATAACCCAGACATTAATAGAGAGATTTTATTAAATGCAATATCTGATACTAATACTGTTCCTGGTGTAACGACAGAAGCTAATATCGCAAATATTTATGGATATATTGGATTACAAAATGCACAAGGAGGTGGTAGTGGAATAGATAGTGAAGGATTTGCTGAGCATCATTATGGTAATGTTATAATTGGTCCTACCTATAATAAAAATACTTCTGTACCTCTAGCAACTAATAGTTTTCAAGGATTAGCAATCGTTAGAAAGATAACTAAGTTTGATGGTGCTGATGCTGCTATAAGATTTTTTCAACCAGATTCTCAATTGATTGGTTGGACTAATAACAAACTTAATTTAGCAGGTTCGATAACCCCGGTAAGAACTTTCGATGAACCAATAGAAGTACCTACAATATATGGTTCTACTGCGGTATTAGATTCATTAATGATTACTGCTGGTGTTTATAACATAGATAACAATACACAAAATCAAGACGATGTTTACGGTTTCAATGGAGGTAGACTTGGTTTATCTAATAACGCAATAACAATAAACAAACCTCAATTTCCTTTACATGTATCTATAATTCCAGATGCTACTACTAGATTTGCATCATGGGATGGTGATTTACTTTCCGGATCTCCATACAATAAAAATACTAAATATTGGTTTGCCGGTTTTGATACTCGAGACTATAATGCAACGTTTAATCCGGGTATTGGCTTTGGTATGACCGAATGGCGAGATGATTTATACGTTTATAGTTCAAGCGGAGTTTTCGGTAAAGGAACTGGTACATGGAAATCTGTTCCTAGAGCATATATAAATCCAGTAATTAGAACTTATAATAGAGGAGATGTTGGAACTGATTTCTCATATGGTCCAGCATATGGTCAAGATGGAGAAGATGGTGGAGGTATCGACGATTATGGATATGGTCAAATTAATGGTAAATATAATGCTCATATATATTTACAACCCGGTTCAGAATTAAATACTGGTAATGTAGGAATAGGATTTGTGCCAGGTACTACTGGATATGTTGGGTCAAAAGGTATTAGTATACGAAATATATCTTTTGCTAGATCTAAAATGTCGATTAACGGATCTATCACGGTTGGTCCTACATATGGTGGTTATCATAGCTTTTTTGCTCGTCCACCAATATATGGAGCTTTAGTAGGTGGATTAATTGCTCAAGGAGACATAATAAATCAAGGTCTTGGAACTTTAAAATGGAAATCTGATACAGGTTCTTGGAAAACTGGTGAGCCATATCCTGCGAATTCTCGAAATTTCTCATCTAATTTAGACGATTACAATTATAAATTACAAGTAGGTTTTGCATCTGAAAAAATCGTAATGGCTAAAAGATTTTTATCTAAAGGTCATTCTAGTCCTATGTATCCGGATTTCATTTTACCAGATGCTAAAACTGGTATGGGTAGATTTCCTGGAGAACAAGGAACTGGTGCATTATTTGCAGATAGAAGCCTTTTTACTGGAGCAACTACAGTAAGTGATACCGTTAGTCCTATAATAGCTGCTAAATGGAGCGGAACTGGTGATGGAATGTATAAAAATGCAAAAACTGGAGTTGCCGGATTTAGTGTTACCGACGCATTTGCTTTATCTCCTATATATTTAAACATAAATACATTACCGACATATGCAGTGAATGTAATACCTACTCGAGGAGGTATGACTTTAGCTGGAGGTCAACCTCATCAAATAGTTTATTATCAAATTCCTGCAAAAAA